CGCCTGTATTAATGAAACAGGCACCCAACGGCGTTTTAGTGTTACTGCGCCGTGCAGTGCATAACGCTCTAGATGGCTAGGATCTTTGGCAAGCATGAGGCGGTAGATCTCTCTATCCGCTTCACGAGCCAAGATGTCGGGTAGGCTAGGGTTTTGCAACCCACCTAGTCGACTTAAGCTAGCCCCTAGTGCCGCGTATCCCTCCAGTTTTCCAGTGCGGAAAACTGGGCATGGTACCATCAGCCTTACTTCAGGCCGATGTAACTCTTTGTTCCATCTTCCGATGGTCCTAAAGTCCATGTAAGAGATACGACCCAATCCTGGAGTCGAATCAGAGATATAGGGCAAAGGCCCTATAATCGCTTCAATGTAAGAATACATGAAGCTGGCTGTTCGCCAATAACCTCTTTTATAGAAGAAATTGGCGGTTGCAGTCCATGAGATCAACTCATTGGATTGATGCCTGTCCTTAGGAGGCATATGTTTCACGTAGGTTGGAGTTACCAACGCTCCGTCATATGCATCTGTGCCACAAGACTCTCTAAACTTTCCAGTATAGAAAGTCTTCGCACTATTTACCTTGCAATTGTACTTTCGCAGGTAATCAAGGACAAACTCCGCATGTGTGGATGGACACAATATATCGTCTCCATACACATATAGGCTTCTCGAAACCTTAAAACAGTTTTGAGAAGTCACAGGAAGGTTCTGTACTTTCAGTAAGGCCATTACACATATAGTGTAAAAGTACATGGCCTCAACTGGAAAACAGAGAGCACTACCCATGGAAGCGAATTTGCGCAACGGACCAATTATTTGGCCATCGGGCATTTCCGCTCTCGTCGAACGACATGCGTCAACGGCAGCCTGAAACTCAGGATGTACGTTGAACATCTCCAACGCAAGATCACGAGGAACTCGATCACTCGCGTCCGAAAGATCAATCGTTGCTAATTGACCTGTCTTCGACGACTCAAGCGCCAATCGCTGGTTAATACTCTGGTCAGCAAAATTAATGTGACCAGAAGTAAGCCAGTAACTTTCGATGCCTTCATAAAGAAGGTCTCGAATTCCCTGTTGGATGTATTGCATACAACAAGGTTCGATGGCGATGATCCGGGGACTCTTCAACGTCTTTGGGACAGGAACGACCCTAACAGGTTGTTCTTGTTCTGGTTTAACGATCGAAACATCCTCGAACTCCTCTGCAAAAGTATCGGTTCCCAAAGGGAGACCGCTACCTATCAGAGGGAAGTAATGTTCGAGGCGATCGTGCCAATACTGCCAACGCCATTTCTGATTACCAGAAACGCGTTCGGCAGTAGCTCCAGGTCCATGTCGGGGAATGCAATCCTGTAGGTCAAATCGACCCACAAGACCACTCCACAACACAGAAGATACACGCAAGAAATAAGCGTGATCTTCTTCTTGGAGCTCAAAGGCAGAAAAAGAGTGCTCAACTTCGATGAACTGCTGAAGAGCCGCCGACGTCCTTTCGGGCGTACACGGTATCTCCACCTTCTTGAATGTGAGACAAATTTGTCGCACAGACTCAATAATGGTGGGAGTATCTCCAGCAGAGATATTACTATCGGTTTCATTGAAAATCCTTCCTGTCTCACTGTCGAATAGGAGACCGATCATACCTTGCAAAAATGCAGGGATTGATCCATTCTTTCGAAAATATCGAAAGGATGTTGGGTCTATAAAGCCAGTAGCTAGACTTTGTTCAAAGTCTTTGCAAAACTGGGGTAGGGAGATCGTCAAAAACGATATCCCCTCCTTTTCGACGCGTGACTTTATTGTTTTTAAGTCACGTAAATCGGAGACATCAGCGGAACACTTGGCACACGCATCTTTATAGATTTGTGTTGCCAACTCTAGAATGTCACTTACGTTGCTTTTCAAAGTACCTCCTACATCTGGGGGTTACTTTCAAGCCACGTACGTTCTCCAGCACTGATGCCTTATAGGCACCAGTCAAGTAGGTACCTATTCCGAATTAGAGGATCAAGGGGGACTCTTGTCCGCCTCAGAGGAGACAATCTTGACGACGTCTTCTCTGCTTATGAGTGACATGAACTGGTGTTCAAACCAGTCATATGTCACCATAACTGATCCTGTTTTGGAATATTGGAGAGTAAGCTTCGAC